GGTGCCAGCAAGACGCACATGCCTGACTTTCAGAAGATGACGTCGAATGACAATCCCGCGATGGAAGATCCCTACGACAATGATTGGTTGAAGTCAGTCGTGACGAATCCATTCGCTGAGGGTAGTTCGCCTCCCATCGGGCGCCGGACGAGACTGTCTGCTGACATTATGTCAACAATGAGGAGAATGACAGCTAAGTTCACTGCCGATGGTGAGGTTACTCGAGCTACGTTGAATGAGGGCCGTGATGTGCAGGATGAGATCGATGGAGGAGGTCAATCCATGTTCGATCTTGACATTGATGCTGACGTTACGCCGAGTCGCGGTCAGCTCAACGAGAGCGCAGTACTTATTGGTGATCCCACCGGGGAGGACGACGAATGAAGCCTAGGTCAAATTCACACAACAAACGCCGAAATACCGGGCTCCTCTACGAGTTTTTGGTCTACAGCATCTCGCGTGCGTTGGTTGAGAACAACACCAAACGCTCGAACGTGGCACTCAAGGTGATTCGTCGGCACTTTAAGCCGGGCTGTGAGCTGTACCGAGAATTTCGTCTCATCAACTCTCTGCTCAGGACGACGGTGTCGAGCGAGGCCATTGCCGCGTCGATCATTCAAGAAGCCAAGCTTGCAGCTCGTTCGCACGATGTTGCAAAGCTCGATCGTGAAAAGTCCGTATTGATCAACACCATCAATCGCGCGATCAACGATAGCGACTTCTACGATCACCAGGTCAATGAGTACAAGATGTATGCAACGGTACAGACGCTGTTGAACGACTGGCGTGTTGCCGACAGTGACCTAGGTAGGGTCGCTCAGTATGAGGATCAATTGTTGAAGTGGTTGGTGACTGAGAAGGCAACGCCCGTCGACACCGTGGTCTCAGATGACAGTCCCGGGCACAGTCGATTGTTGATGAAGATGATGATGAAGCGCCTCAATGAGAAGTACGCTCACGCGCTCAGCGATACTCAAAAGCAACTGCTCCGTGCCTACGCCTTCTCGACGGCCAACGACGATCCTGCCTCAATCAAGCTCAAACTTCAGGAAGTCCGCCAGGGACTGGTCATGGAGATTGAGCTCTATCAACGCAATAATCCAGACGACGTTCACATCAACAAGAAGCTCGAAGAAGTCTACAATCACCTCGCGGGTGAGACGTTCGACGTGGTTGATGATGATGCGGTGACGCGGTTCATGCTGTACACCAAGCTCAGCACTGAACTCACTTCGGAGGGAACATGACTAATACAGCCAACTTGAGGCGCCTTGAGAGTTACGACGTCTTTGACTATAAAGTAGTCACTGAAGACGTACCGGCTCGGATCACTGAGGACACCAAGGGCAACAAGGTCGAAGTGCCGGCGACCAAGAAGATCATGATGAAGGGTATCCTGCAGAAGGCAGACACTCTCAACCAGAACGGCAGGATTTACCCGCTCGCGATTCTCGATCGTGAGTGCCGCAACTATCAGAAGTTCATTCTCGAGAACCGTGCCACCGGTGAGCTCGATCACCCCGACAGCTCCGTCATCAACTTGAAGAACGTTTCGCACATCGTGCGCGAGGCCTACATCGAGAACGGCACTGTCTTGGGCACCATTGAAGTCCTTGACAAAACGCCGTCGGGCGCCATTCTCAAAGGGTTGGTGGATTCAGGCGTCAAGATCGGCATCTCCAGCCGCGGCGTGGGTTCAACGCGGAAGCAGGGCGAGTACCAAGTCGTCCAGGACGATTTTCAGCTGATCTGCTGGGACGTTGTGAGCGAACCGTCAACGCCTCAAGCATTCATGATTCCCGAAGGAAAAGAGATCACGTCTGCCGAATTGAAGCAGCTCTTCAGCAAGTCAGATCGGATTGACCGCGTCTTGAACGAGATTTTGTTGCGTGGCGTGCCAACCAAGGATGTGAGGTGATCAGTGCCCCTAGGAACTCCCCCTGCCGGATTTAGTTTCTCGCCCGAGTACCAGTCGGCGGCTTTACCGTGGGTGACGTCATCGCTCGCGACGAGTGGTTCGGCAGAGATTGACTTTCCGTTCATCACCCGGTTCATTGCCATCACCAACTCGTCGACTAGCTCGCTGTCGTTGGCCTTCAGTCTCAATGGCAGCAATGGTAACAACAAGATCCTCATCCCCGGCAACACCTACGTCAATCTGGAGTACCGCGTGGCCAGCGTGTGGATCAGGGCTGAGGCGTCGGGTTCTCTACAGTACAGCATTGCCGCCGGTCTGACGACGATCCCCGCCAACAGCATGCCGTCGTTGTCAGGTAGCGCCGGGTGGTCCGGCGTGGGCTAATGCTTGACATCGTCAAGTACCCAAATTCTGCGCTCGCACAAGCTTGTCGTTCGGTCACCCAATTCGATGCCGCGTTGATCGCGTTCGTCGAACAGATGACCGAGGCGATGTACACCTTTCATGGAGTGGGGCTAGCAGCACCCCAAGTTGGTGTCACCGAGTGCATCACGTTAATTGATCCATCAGCGGGTGATGCAACCAACCAATTGCAGGTGCTGATCAATCCAAGGGTCACCTGGCGGTCGCCTGAAGTAGAGATGGTAGAAGAAGGTTGTCTGTCGTTGCCTGGTGTGCGCCTGAAGGTCATGCGAGCACGTGCCATCGATGTTGAGTACTTTGATTTGGCAGGTGCTGCAAAGAACGTGCGGTTTGCGGGCCTGCCGTCACAGATTGTGCAGCACGAGGTCGATCACATCAATGGCATTACGGTGTTAGACCGGGTCCAGCCGTTAGCACGGACCATGGCCCTTAAGATCCTACGTGGGAACAGGTGAATTGAACATGGCGCTATCTAGGAGTGAATTGAAGTCGGTCATCAAAGAACTGTTGGTTGAGATCCTCAGCGAGGGCTTGGGTAATGTGCAATCGATTGCACCGGGTCCTCGTGCGGCAGCATCGCCCATCGGTGAAGCTCGCCGTCGTGTGGCTCCAACCAACGTCAAGCGTGCTTTTGATCCGCGCCTTGATACTCCCCTACGTGGTCGGGCTCCGCAAGTGTCAGCGACAATGCAGGAGACGATCAAACGAGAGTCGGGGGGTAATCCGATCATGGCTGACATCTTTAAGGACACCGCGATGACGACGCTGCCGACGATGCAGGCGCACGGTGACACCGGAGCGTCCGCGGGCTCGGCACCGATGTTGCAAGAACAGTTCAATGGTAACCCTGAAGACGTCTTTGGTGAGGAGACGGCGGGTCGTTGGGCCAACTTGGCCTTCGCCGTCGTCAAGAAGCCAGCGTAAAATCATCGATGGGCATATTTAGCTGCATACCACGGAAAGGTGCTAGCAATGAAGACGAACGTTAAGTCGGTCAAATTGACCCCTGCCCTGCTCAAGCGAATCATTGAGGAGGAAGTCGGCAAATTCGGTCCTCCGGAGGATGTCGAGAAGAAAGCTGACGACACCAAAGAGACCGACGCAGATGAGTTTGCCGATTCTCTCGACAAGCACATTGACTTCATGAAGGCGCTCAAGATTGAAGAAGGGCGCTTGGTCAAGCGACTGGCACGAGTGCAAGAAGCCCGCAAGCGCGCGCAAAAAGCTCTCATTGCTCGGGTCTGATCTGAGAAGAGGGTGATGTCATGGGTGTGTTAGGAAGGTACACGAGTTACGTTGGCGGCGGTGCAGCCACGGTTGCACACGCGCTGCTCTCTAAGTTGTTTCCTGGTGGGCCCCTCGCCACGCAGGTTGCCAACGGTGATGAGAAGGGCGCGCAAGCGCTAGCACAGGCCTCGGCGACGGCCAAGGTTACCAACGGCGTTGGGGGTCTTCAACCCACCGGTGGCGTGCAGGCCGGTGACCTCGGCATGTTCCCGTCGGGCGTTGACTTGTCGTTCAACTACAACATCGGCAATCCTCCCAACTCTTCACCCGACGTCAGCACCGTCAAGTGGACGAAGGCCGGCGACCCCGCCAACCCGTACACCCCTGACATCACTTCGCCTGGGCCGGGTCGCACAGACGGCGTTGACAAAGACGTCGATCCCAAGATTGCAGCGGCTGACATCAATCCTGCACCCAGCGTTGCTGATGTCCGTGATCCGACGACCGATGGCCCGGCAGTTTCACAGAACAACACCATTGGCGTGCCACAGAAACTCGGTGATTCGGGCGGCAACGTCTGATCTTGTGAATTTGTGCTGATCGTCCGATACTTACTCTCAAGGTTCGTGGAGAAAGCATGAGCAAGCAATTGTTCGAAGAAGCACTGGCAGATGTCAAGCAGGTCAAACAAGTGGCCGAAGACAGTGCTAAGCGCGCGATCCTCGATGCTGTCACTCCTCGGATCCGTGACTTCATCGATCAGGCGCTGTTGCGCGAAGAGGCGATGCCGGGCATGCCCGGTTCGAACCTTGAAATTCTCGATGATGGTGGTGATGAGTCGTTTGAGTTTGAAGCCCCCAAGGGAGCTCCTCCCGGCGAAATCACCGCGGCAATCACCCCGCCCGATGCCGAAGGCAAGGTCACGCTTGACCTTGATGCCATCTGCAGTGGTGGCGACCTTGCATCAACGGGCCCCGGCGCGGTGGTGCCTCCTCCCATGTTCGGAGAGCCGGTGATTGAACCGACTGAAGAGTATGAGATCAGCCTAGAATCACTCAATGCACTGCAACCCTTGATCAAGGCCGCACGCACGGGGCGCAGCATCATGCAACCCAAGGATGTGTCGGCCATCATCGGTCGCGTCGTCGAGCACGTGCAATTGTTGGGCAAGGCCAGCGGTAAGGTCAAGGCCACTAATTCATACGGCGTTCAAATCGCCCAGATGATTTCACACGTGGAAGATATGTATGACTACGTGCAAGAGTCGGTCACCGACGCTACAAGCAAAAACGCATACGAAACTACGCTCGAGACTACATTCAGTACGCTCACCAAACTTCAGGAGTCAACGACAATGTCGAAAAAGGCACAACACAAGGGTCAGATGAACGAAGCGGATCTTACGCTGAAACTGACTGGTCTGCCCGACGATGTCGAGGACAATCTTGATAGCGTGGGCGTCGATCTCATCACCGGTGAAGAAGACGGTGAAGAGGGCGCAGAAGGCCTCGAAGGCGGCGAAACTGACGATCTGGGCGACCTCGACCTAGACGGCGGACAAGGATCACAAGAGGGTGAGGACAATCAGATGGAGAATCGCAGGTTGAGCGACGACACGATCGTCGAGATCGATGAAAACATGCTCCGCCGCGAGATCGCTCGGATGCGCTCGCTCCGTGAGGAGACGAAACCGGCTTCGTGGGGCGATGGCTCCGGCGACGCCAAAATCCTCAAGAACTTCGGTGGAGGCAAGGATGAGGGTGATCCTCTCGATCAGGACATCGTTGACCTGTCCCCGGCCAAGGGCTCTCGCCCGAAGGGTGATAACCCGCCCGCCAACCACAATCGCAACCTGAAGACCGAGCAGGACGATCAGGACATGGACGAGGGTCAGGACCAGATGGACGAGTCCGATGATCAGATGGACGAGTCCGATGATCAGATGGACGAGTCCGACGATGACGATCAGATGGACGAGGCAACTTACGAGCCCGATAACCATGACATGTCTGTCGATGAGAGCGATGACCTCGATCAACTGCAGAATCGCCGCAAGGAAGACGAGTACGGCGCCGACGTGCAGGACGGTCATGCGACGGCCACGTGGGACAAGCGTCGCCACGAAGCGCTCCGCCGCCTCAACTTCGAGAAGAAGCTGCAGGAACGCGCTCAGTCACGTGCTTCGGCCCTCAAGAAGGAAGCCGCACGTGCCAAGTCGGCCCGCAACAACAAGCGCCTCGCCGAAGTGCGCCAGGAGTATGCAACGGTTGCCAAGCGGTTCAACGAATCGCTCGCCCGTAGCACCAAGATGTCGAAGCTGGCGGCCATGGCCACCAAGAAGCTTCAAGAGGCTCGTCGCTCGAATAGCGCAGCCGCCCGGCCCACGGAGAGCAAGGCCGAAGTGATCCTCCGTAACAAGTTGGCAGAAACGAATCTGTTCAACGCGAAGCTTCTCTTCACCAACAAGCTCCTGCAGAACGACCAGCTGACGACCCGCCAAAAGGCGCAAGTCATCAAGCAGCTCGACGAGGCAGCGACGGTGCGAGAGGCCAAGCTCATCTACACGAGCCTTGCCAAGACCTTGGCGGGTTCAACGAAGTCGCTCAGCGAAGGCCAAGACCGTCAGGTGTTGGGTTCCGCAGGTAGGGTGACTCGCCCGGCATCTACGCCGACCCTCAATGAGGGCGTCGAGACCGAGCGATGGGCTACGCTGGCCGGCATTACCAAGAGGTAAGTGACAGCGTCGCAGAACAACACGACTCGAACCAACTAGTTACAGATCACAGGAGACAATCAGATGAAGTTCTTCAGCATGGAACAGCTTGCCGCCGGTATTAAAGACCGGCACGTCGGCGCCGAGCGCGCCCGACTGGTAGAGAAGTGGAGCCGCACCGGCCTGCTTCGTGGCCTCGATGGCCAGCGCCGAGAGATGATGGCGCAGCTCCTGGAGAACCAGGCAGCGCAGGTCCTCCGCGAGGTCGGTAACTCGATCTCGACGGGTGGCGGTAACATGTCCAACTCGGGACAGATCTCCGGCTTCACCAACATCGCCTTCCCGATCGTCCGCCGCGTCTTCGGTGGCCTCGTCGCCAATGAGCTGGTGTCGATCCAGCCGATGAGCCTGCCGTCCGGCCTGATCTTCTACCTCGACTACACTTACGGCACCAACGTCGGTGGCGAGGGCACGTCGACGGCGGCGACCTACGCTTCCGGACAGTCGATCTATAACAACCCAACCGGCAAGGGTGTCCAGTCAGGATCGCTGGCGACGGGCGGCATGTACGACCTCGTCAACGTGGGCTTCAGCAAGGTGCACCAGTCGGCGTGGATCGGCGGCGCAGCTAGCCCCTACAACACCGGTTCTAGCGGCCAGGTCGGCGCGTGGAACAACCTCAACGGTACCTTCATGCCGGGTGGCCTCATCTCGGCAATGTCGGGCGTCAATGGCCAGCTCTGCAACTTCGACCCGCAGCTCGATGTCGACATGCAGTCGGGCCTGCTCAACGCCGTCTTCCTGTACCTCAACGTTGCCGACATGCAGTCGAGCGTTGCGAACGGTGACTTCTTGGCCGTCGAACAGGTCGCGGTCTTCGCGCTCAGCGGTACTGTTGTCAACAACGGCCTCACCGCCTGGAGCCAATCGTACCAGTCGGGTAACGGCGTCCTCAACCTTCGCCGCCTCAACAAGCGCGGTAACCTCGCCAGCTCCAGCTTCACGCTGAACCCGCTGGCAGGCACCCAAGTCCAGTGCGTCCTCCAGACGCCGGCGTTCGGTAACACGTGGCAGGGTGCTTCGGCGGCTACCACCGCCAACGGCGCGTTGCTTCGCTTCGATGCAGCGTCGAACGTTCGCTTCTCGATGACGATCGCAGACGGCCTGACGACTGACCGCAGCGGCGACGGCGCCACGCTGGTCATCCCGTCGTTCGAGTCGGACTTCGGCGTCAACCCGTCGCCCGCCATCCCCGAGATTGACATCAAGATTGAGTCGATCTCCATCACCGCGACGACCCGCAAGCTCCGTGCTCGCTGGTCTCCCGAGCTCGCACAGGACCTCAATGCGTACCACTCGATGGACGCTGAGGTTGAGTTGACGAGCATCCTGTCGGAGCAGATCGCTCTCGAAATTGACCGAGAGATCTTGAACGACCTCGTCACCGAAGCCAACGGCGCCAACATGTACTGGAGCCGTGCACCGGGCAAGTTCGTCAACAAGCTGACGGGCATCAACTCGACGCTGGCGACCAACTTGTCGATCGGGCCGCAGTTCACCGGCACCGTTCGCGAGTGGTACGAGACGCTGGTCGAGACCTGCATCGACTGCGCCAACACCATTCACCGCAAGACGCTCCGTGGCTCGGCCAACTTCATGGTCACCAGCCCCGACGTGTCGACCATCTTCGAGTCATCGGTGCTCTACAAGCCGAAGTACTCGATCGACGGCGAAGGTCAAGTCGGATCGCCCTTCACCATCGGCGCGGAGGCCATTGGCACCCTGTCGAATCGCTTCACGGTGTACAAGGATCCCTACTTCCCCCGTAACCGCATCCTGATCGGCTACAAGGGCGGCAGCTACCTTGAGACCGGGTACGTGTACTCTCCGTACGTGCCCCTCATCGTGACGCCGACCATCTTCGCCCCCGAAGACTTCACACCGAGGAAAGGCGTAATGACGCGGTACGGTAAGAAGATGGTGCGCACCGACTTCTACGGCACCGTCACCGTGCTCGACATGAACATCATCTAAGTTCAATGATATCAACCACTTAGGTGGTTGTAGATGAGGTTGAGAGGCTACTCGAAAGAGTGGCCTTTCGCCGTTAAGCCTTTACAGGTATTCGCCAGAGGGATACTTATTGACATGCCCGCATCCAGAGCACTACGCAACGAGATGGAACGCTTGGGCCTTGACCACACCAAGGCCTATACGCAGCACCAATTGAATG